ATCCGCCATGTTTCCATTTACGGGTTTTGAAAATCCATAAACGGAAGCAGCACCGCCAAGATACGATGCGAAATCAGAAGCTCTTTTAAACTCATCGCCAACATAAGGCACTTGAGAGAACATCTTCATTCCACTCGCAACAGCAGTGGTTATACGTTCGATAGGACCAACTCTCCTCTCATCTTTCTTGTCAATGAAACCGGACTCAGTGTCAACAACTGTCATACTACCAGTTGTGCAACCAAGTTCGGGATCTATGGCATGGACATAAATGCGCCAATACACATCAGAAACAACTCCAGTAGAAGAAGTTTCCACAGAGTTTATCGTGTACAGGAACAGAGATCCAGCGTTTTCAAAATCATCGTAAGGATCACCACTTGCCAAAGGAAAGACAGAGGTGTTATACAAACGGTGACTAGGCTTAGGAGAAATAAAAGGAATTCGCATGTCATATGGGGCATTCTCGCGAACGTCACAATAAACCTTTTCCCTAGCTTGGGAAAGATAGTTCAAGGTGCAGGGCCGCGTAACTCCAACAGTAGCTGTGTCCCTTGCGAGACTAGCAGCTAAGGCTTCATTCCGAGTAGGATAAGGTTGGTAAGAAGCGAGAATCTTCCCATAATGGAAAGGACTACCGCTAATAATTATCCTCAGACCTAAATCCCCACGGAAATAAGCGTAATTCCTGAGTTTAGCTCTCACTGAAGGATGACGAGAAAACAAATCCCACACGGGGATAACCTCATTGACTTGGGTTCCAACAGCCATAGAGCCTGAAGCAATTTCAACAGGCCTACTAAGAAAATTGTCGAGACGCAGCGTGTGCCTTTGTCCGATATTCAAAGTTGGACTGGAACTTGTTCCAGAATACTTAGCTTCTTCACCTCCGTCGTCTCTGAGATTTTCAAAAACGTCTTCATGAGAGGGGTCATTCATTTTGACTTCTGACTCAGTATAAGCGCAAGGCGTAACGAAGTCTTCTTCTTCTGCATTTCTGCAGTCTTTTTCTTCATAATTTTCAATCATAGTAGAATGTTCAAAAGGTGTGCCTCGCTTTTCGCATATCTTGCCGTAAATCTTCACAGAAATGGCACTATAGCCAGGTAGCGACGCAAACCCTTGTGTCGAGCACGAATAATGCAATCGAAAAATTTTTAAAAGATGGTCGCGAACACGATGATAAGCGTCCGCATCCAAATGAAGAAACGCTTCATACAAAAACGAATTCATGGTCTGATAGACCTGCATCTCCTCTGTCATATTCTCAGACGGCATGACCCACTCTAACATCTTATATAAAGAATTCAAGTTAAGAGGAGCCAACCAATAGCCATCTCTTTGGACAAAATTTCGTCTGAGAAACGACAATTGCTCAAAAGTTAAAAACTGAACAAAAGCGTCTCCCTTACTAGCAGGAGTAACCTTCATATTGAAAAACTCCCAGCATAAGTCCTTGTAAACAAAATTGTCAAAATATTGAGAGGCCAGCTCTGAAACAGACCCAATAACATCATCACCGTAGGTCGACAACAATACTTCTGTAAAGAAATCTGTGTCCCAAAGTTCTGGTATAGAGTAATAGATGTACATGATCATAATAAGGTTCCGATTAGAGTTATCTTCAGCAGTACCTAACTTACCAGACGGCTGCATCCCAGGCTTGACGTAGAGATCATTCTCCACATTAATAACTGGATACAGCAAATCTTTTAGCAACATACCAAGAAAAGTCAGCGCTTTAGAATTGTAGCCCATCTCTTGAGCGATCCGCAAAGTGACAGCGGAAGCCGCTTCTGCAATCTGAAAAGGGCTAGAAACATCATAACCCGAATAATCAAACTCGACAAAATTCTTACTATGGCTTTTCAGAGGGACGAAAAGTTTTTCCACATCAGTGAAAGCATCACACCCTACTGCTGTAGCAAAAATCTCCGGGTTCTCAGGCATAAGCGAATACAGGGGAGAAAGAAACATATTAGAAACGACCAAAAGGTCCAGAGGGGCCATAAAAAACAACCGAGTACTTCCGTTCTCGGCTTTTTCCTTGAGTCGGGGTTCGTCTTTGAGTTGAGACGTAAAAATGTACCTCTGCGGCACACCATTGTCATAATCCTCAAAGATTTCTGCAACCCGAGTCAACACTAACTCATCTGCTATCCAACCAGAATCATCTTCCTTGCGAGTAAAGTATTTACCTTTCTTGCCAGGAAAACCAAAACCAGCTGAGGCCTTCATATTGAGCCTTCCGCTATATTGGTCCTTAACCACGCCATTAATGGCATTGTCAAGACTAACGGGAGAAATCTTGGTAATACCCTTCTCTCTCAAGCCTGAAACAACTCTTTCAACTATCTCATCAACAACCCTGGTCAAAATACGAGTATTCAACACAGGGGGAGTGTTGTCCATCTTATTCAAGGCGATATTCACTGGTGAAATGTAAACACCATCAACGGTTTTAGGCCGCATGGTGGGTTCACAAAATACTTCAGTACGCTCGAAATTAAAATGAGTTTTAAAGAAATCGTCCAGTTCAACAGAAAATAAACTT